TGGCCGACGAAGTTGCCAAATTCCGCCCGTGGGCGCTCGGGCCAGAAGTGGGCGGCTTTGCCACGGTCAAATACGGGGAACTCTGATGGGCTTTCTCAACGACCTTTCCCAAGGCGGCGCGAAGGCCGCAGCACAGGCAAATGCCCCCGGCGGAGCTGGCGGGCTTCTGGAGGACGAATTCGACAAGTCCTTCGGGGCTTCGTTGATCCCGAAATATGGGGACGAGCCTTTGGATATCGCGCGGCCGGAAATCATGCAGGACAACGTTTTTCAGCGCCTCATGGGTGCTCCGGATCAGCAAGCGCCGCAGGAGCGTTCCTCCGGGCGCCGCAGTGTGCTTGACGTTATCGGCCGGCTTGCTGACACTGTTGCAAATGTCGCCGGCACGGACCCACTTTATCAGACGGGGCTTGCTCGGGAACGCCAGCGGCGGCAGGAGGAAACCGCGCAAGGTTGGCAGGAAAAATTCAACCAGCAGAAATTCGCGTCCGGCGAAAACGAATTGTCCGAGACGGAACTTTCCCGCTCGGCGCAAGCTGCCCGTGGCCTCGCCGCTGTCTTTCAGCAAGGCGGGGCCCCCGCCGTTACCCGTGCGCTGCCAATGATCGCGCGCCATTTGGGGCTCTCTCCGGAGCAGTCCGAATTGTGGGCCCGCAGCTTGGCCGACGATCCGGAAGGGACAATTTCCGCGCTCACCGCTGCCACATCGGCGCCGAACAGTGCTTCGCAGCCGAGTCAAGTCCAGCTCTACAATCTCATGCTCAAAGAGGACCCGGCGCTTGCTTCGGCGTATCTCAAGCGGCTGGCGGATCCGGAAGCGGAACTCACGCCCTACCAGGAAGAGCAACTTGCCCTGCGGAGGGAAACACTGGATTACCGCCGCACGAATGACCGTTTGAACCGCAAAGAGCGCCGGGATCGTCCGGCCCGCACGGGAGCGGCAGGGGGAGCCAAAGCGGAACAGCAGCGACAATCCCAAGCTGCCACAGCGCAAGGGGCCACTACGGTTATTGCCGAAATGCGCGATGCTTATAACCGGCTTCGGAACGCCGGGGGCATCAATGCACGGGGACAGACTGCCGTGGAGCGGGGCAAAGCCTTGGCACAGGAAAACGTGCCGCTGGTCGAAAGGCTCTCCAATCCCGAAGGATTTTCCGCCCGGCAGGATTTGGACCGGCTGCGGACAACCGGGATTTCCAGCTTGCTCCCGCTTCTCGGAGGGCTCTCGATCGGCGGCAAAAATATCGACGCGGCCAAGGAACTCGACACTTGGCGTAAAGCCATTGCTTCGGCTTCGGATTATGAAAGCGCGATGCGGGCCCTTGACGGGTTTGAGCGCCGCATTCAGCAAATCACGGCGGAGCAAAGCGCAGCCCCGGCCGCGTCTCCCCGCCGTACCTTGACCCCGCGTCCCCGTCGCTCTGCCCCGCCTAGTGGCGGAAATGGTGGCTGGAAGATTATTGGGGTCACCTGATGGCAAAATATACGGTCCAGGCCCCGGATGGGAAAAAGATCACGCTGGAAGGGCCCGAAGGCGCTTCACAGGCGGAAATCATTCGGCAGGCGCAAACGCTCTACCGTTCGTCCGCTGCACCCGCTCGCCCGGCACCAGCTCGGTCCCCCAAAGCAACGGTGTTGACACCGCAAGCGGCGAAGACGGCATGGGACAATGCGAGCAACGCGCTTGAGGCAGACATTGCGGACCTCCCCGAACCAGCAAAGAAAATTGCCCGTATTTGACCGTGGCAAAGCCGCCCACTTCTGGCCCGAGCGCCCACGGGCGGAATTTGGCAACTTCGTCGGCCATGACGCCAATGCGGGTAATTGCTTCGTCGAACATGCGGAAAGCATAGACCCCGAGCCCGTCCGGCAAAACGTCAAGCAAGGTGATATCCCGCTTCAACCGCCGATCAGAGAATATCGACAACACTCCCCCGATGCCGCTCGCAATTTGGCCAGCCGTCGAAGGGCTCGTGGATACGGTGGACCCCTGCTGCCCCGCGTTGCCGATCATCTGGCCCCCTTGGAGCCCGAGCCCGGAAAGACCCGCGAGCTGCTGAAGGAAGTTGCCGAAAGTCTGTTGATCAAGGCCCGCGCCGTATTTGACAAGCGCCTTTTGGGTCGATCCACTGTTCAACAGTCCCTTCGCCGCCGCGCCACCGGTGACGCCCTTTTGCATCGCCTCCAGTGCCGGGGCATACCCGGCCATAGATTTGTACCGCTCGAACGCATCGGTTGCCGAGCCGCCGGAATTCACACCGAGCAAATCCCCGATGAAATTGGTTGACTTGTTGCCGACGGCAACCGTCGGGGCATACTCGCCCTTCAAATAATCCTTTTCGGTATTGATGGACGTCGGGGTTGTCGTCGTCTTCGGTTTCAGGAAGCCCATTGGTTCGCCCTTTTCCGCATATCATAAGTCAGAATGAAAATCTGGCAAAGGCCGTTTGGCGTCTGCTGTTTGCCGATAAACTGCGCTCCGATCCAGCGAGCCATTAACCGACTGTCCCTGCGATCATCCGGAACCAGGCCATACATGATCCGGCAAGTTGTCCGCTGGAAAAGCAGATCCGCGCAAGCCAAGGTCCAATCAATCACGCCCCGAGCCGCTGACACCGTGCGCAGCCAATGGAATTCCATCAACGTTTCGTTCACCGTCTCGAAAAGCAAAACGTCGCCGGCCGAGCTTGCCAGCGCATGATTGCCCGGCGCATCCAGCCAAACGGCAGCGTTCATCCCCCGGTTCATCGGGGAGCCGTCAATAAGTTTGGCGATGCTTAATGCGTTCATGGCGCTTGCGTCTTGGCAGGGTCCGGCGGCTCCGCTTTGACCTATGACACAACGCGCTTTGGCGGGGGAGCCCGACGGATATGCCACAGGTCCCCCGAGCGGTCAACCGCCCGTTGCCCCCGAGATTGCGTTGGTGATTTTCGAAAGGATATTGGCGGGATGCCAAGACATTCCGGTGTCGATCCCTTGCCGCAGCGCGCCGCGAACGCTTGGAGGACCCGAGGCCCCGGTTTGCTGCTGGCGGTGCCACAGGACCATTGCTTCGGCATTGCGGAAACCCCGCTTGCGCGCGGCCGCTTCCATTTTCCGGCTATATGCTTGGGGCGCCGGGACTGCGGTTTGCGCAGGAGCCCCGCCGAGAAGCTGTTGGAGGAAATTGTTCACGGGGTTCTCCTACGGGAAATCGGGATCGTCATAATAATAAATATCGGCCCGGCACTCACCAGTCCCTTGCGACGTCCCGGTATTTAGTCCCATCCCGATCTTGTCCGCCGCCGTGGTGAAATAGGTAGCCTTGGCCACAACAGCAAAAGATTCCCAAGACTCCCCAAGGTCCAAACTATATTCGAAGGTGTAGTTTGTACCATCGTAAGTCACCCGTTGATGGAAAGGGAACCGGCCTCCATAAACCACGGGGCCAGTTGTGACGACTGCGGTAATGGCATCCAGGCTGGTGGAACCAAAAATGAAAAGTTGGGGGCTCCCATTTTCGCTGTCATAGTTGAAGAGCAAGAACTTCCCCGTCCCGCTTTCATACAACATGAGGCCGGCTCTCAATTTAGAGCTGCGACCGAACGGAGTGGTGAAAAACCCGATTTCGGCCGTCCAACTGCTCCCCGCCGGGACTGCTTTTCCCCGGAAGCCGCAGCGCTCTGCTGCCGTGCCGGTGTCCGTCCTCTTGACCGCGTAGGTATTCGTTCCGCCGTTGACCCCAAGAGTGACCCCCGTCCCTAACGCTTGGTAGGAGAAAAGCGACGTAGTCGGGGGCTTCACCGGGAAAAGACTGGTTCCCCCGCCACCCCCGACGGTGTCCCATGCGGACCCGTCCCAAACACTGAGGACACTGGTATCCGTCGCGTAATAGAACGCCGTCGCCCCAGAAGCCACGGCGGGAGTGACCGGGCGCGCTGCGGCGAGCCCTGCCCCCACATACTCTGTAATTAAGCCCGTCATGGCGTGTAACTCCAAAGGATCAATGAGCCGTCGGGCTCGTACATCAAATTCGGCGGCACCGAACCGTCAACCATCGGGATATAGGATCCACTCCCCCCGGCAACGTCAATATCCGCAACCCCGCCGCCGGCATCGGTAACCGTGGCTCCGCTAGCAAAATTGAGCGTGTTGAAGGGGCCCCCAGCAACCGCAACCCCGGCTTCCTCCAAAGAAACCCCGGCCGTTATCTCGATTTCGTCAACGTCGGTAACGTGCCCGAATTCGTCAACGGTAACCTGCGCAACATGGGTTGCATCCCCATAGGTGCTCGGGGTCACCCCGCTGATATCGTGAGCCAAATCAATTTCAGAAGCCGAACCTAGCGCCACCGGCCCGCCGGAAATAGGGGCGGCGGTATTGATCGAGAAAGCTTCAAGCGCAGAGACAACGGTTTCGAGCGCCACGACTGCGGCTTGCGTTTCATCGGACAAAACATTGCTGTTCTGCAAGAGCCGCATGAAGAAATCGGTCGGGGTCCCATTTTCGGGATTTATCAGTTTGTCGAACCGCGTAAGGTTCTGGAGAGGGGTTCTAGCCACCATCGGGCATGTCCAAGCCATCGACGCGGGCAAGAGCGCCGTAATCCGTAATCCGGAACAGCCGGCCGGGTCCGGTGAAACTCCCGAGGCTACCCCACGACAAGACAAAACTATAGTCGCTCACGCCGGGGGTTCGGCTCCCCGCACTCCAGAAAGAATGTCCTTTATCGTCCGATATGGTGAGGGTAACCGCGCTATTGACCAAGCCGCTGGGGGCTTCTCCGGCGCTGCTGGTAACCTCAACCCCGGGGCAACTGACATAGTCGTCCCCGCGCTTGACGATTTGCCCGGTTATGACGCGGCGGAAAGGTTGCCCCGCAACCCCGAGGGAGGAATAATCCTCCGCCAATTCGGGGTCGAGGAAATAGAGCGCGCCGGTTTCCCCGTCACCGCAAACGACGTTGCTTTGAGCGTATCCTCCCAGAGTGTCCATGATCGCCCCGAGATTGGCGTTCCAGTTTTGGCCGTTGGCCGTCTGCCACCCATCCTCGTCGGTCCCGCTTCCCCAAACATACCATTTGGCCACCAGAAAATCATACACCAAAGTAGTTTCTGCGAGCTGGATAATAAGGAAATCGTGGTCGTCCAGCGTGAAGGTCCAGGTCAAGACGCGCAACACTCCGATAACCGGGGGAGGTCCAATCACCGCATAGACCACCAGTTTTGGCAGATAGAGTTCGTCGGGATCAGGTCCCGCAACAGCGAAAGCGGTCAACTTAGGCGCGGCCAATGCCCCTTCGACGGGGGCGAGGGCTGCGAATGTTACCAGCTTGCCATTTTCAATCATGGTCATGCGATAGCCTTAACGCCAGCTTCGATCGCGGCAACGTCCCCGGGAACCCACGCGACACCGGTGGAAGGGTCCGTGGCCCAAAAAGATATTTCCGGAGTAAACCCGACGTCCAGTGCATGAGTGGACCCAAAATAATTCGTCCCCCCCACGCGCAGCGCGTGTTGCAGATTCTGCGGCCCCGTCGTGTTCCGACGGACCCGGGTCGTGACAGCTACGGCTTTGACCGCGCTCGTCCCCAAGCTCGGGCCGGTGAGGGTGAAGGTTTCGATATCATTCGCCACGGCCGAAGAAATAAAATCCCCATCATTGTAAACGATTTCGTCAACGTCGGCGTAAGTCCCCGTCCATGCGGTGTTGGCCCCGTCGCCCGACGGCACAAATGTCGCCAGCTTCCAGCCGATCGTGGGTTCGTTCGCCACAATGACTTGACTAGCATAGCAGGCAGTGTCGGTATTCGGGGAGAGCGATGGGCTCCCGGAGAACATGAGCCGGGCGATATCGCCAATCCCCGTCAGACTGAGAACCCCCGAATCCAGAACCAGCGACCCCGCATTATACAGTTTGATCCGGCCCGAAGCCGTGTTGCAGAGGACCTGGAGGTCCAGCGTTTGTCTGTTGTGGTGATTGATACCGTAGTCCGCGCCGGCTTGGACAAAGCCCGCGCCGTTGTCATAGAGGATGCGCAACGCGGCGGTGACGGAGTTCGCCTGCAGCTTCACGCGAGCCACGCCCGCGCTGTCAAACAGGGTCAAATGAGTGACCCAAACGCTCGCCGTTCCCGGGCTGGTAGAAAAGTCCATGTGGAGCCAGCAGTTCGTCACCGACGAAAAAACCGGGCTCATCATCGTGGGGGTCCCGGGGGCGCCAATAGTGCGCAACGAACACCGTGCGTATGTCGCGTCATATTGCTCAACGCGCTCGCCGCTGACAGTTTCGCTCGGGCTGAATGAGGTAATTTCACCGCCAACAAAAACGACACTCATAGCAACTTCCTTCAAAAACCAAATTAGGGGGAAAGGATATTCTGCGCGTTGACCGCTTTTCGCAGCCTTTCGGCAATGTCTGGCGTCGATATCCGAGTTTCCCCGCCCTGGATTTTGAACACCCCGCCGTCATTATCGATCATGACCATGAAGTCTTTGATTTGGATTGCGGTTCCGGAAATCGTCCCCCGATCAAACACCACGCCTTGAAGACGTTGAACCGGGGCGTCGGGGTCGCCTGACATAAACCAGACTTCGGTTGTGCTTTGCCCGGGAAGCCAGAACTGGTCATTGAAGACAATGCACTGATAAATCGGGTCCGCGCTGCGCTCCGCTGTGGCGAAGTCCAGAGGGTCGATTACCGTCTCCCCTGGGTTGATCCAGTAGAACCGCCCGTTTATACCTTCCCCTTGCGCGGGGATCACAATAACAAAATTATTGATCACCGCGACGTCGAGAACCCCGACATTATCCGGAGTGGGAACGGTGAAGAAAGAGGTCGCTCCGCCGCCGGCCAAAGTTGCTCCGGTCCACGAGAGGTTCGCCCCTGTCTCGGTCGAAGCAACGGTATTCCCCGCTGCTCCCTCTGCAACGGCCCGCACGGTCAAAGTCGTGGCATTCGAAGTGGTGGCGAAAGCCAGGGGGTTCTCTGTCAGTGCGGTGGAATAGTCCGTTCCCGCAACCCCGGAAGCATTGATCGCCTTAAGCAGATTTGAGAGGGTCGCGGTCACTGTTCCCGCGATAAGGACCTTCCACGGGTTGCCCGCCGTTCCCGCAGGCGCTCCGGTGTCCAGTGAGCCCGAGCTGAAACGATAATACATGGTCCCGAGGACCACAACGTCCCCGTCTGCCGGCAAAGCTGCGGTGGTCAAAACCCCGCTGGCAAAGCCGCTTTCCGTGTAGCAGTATAGTGCGGCGCCATCGGCAACCCAGAGGCGGGGGGGTGATCACCCCGATATCTCCCGTTGCGTCCATCCGAACGGAAGTTGGCTCGTCCCCTCCGACTAACCCCGCAAATATCAGCGACGGGGTTCCGGTGACGCGATTAACCCGGAACAAAGAATTATAGGAGACGACAAACAAATCATCATCAAACGCGCCCGGAGCGCTGAAAGTGGCGCGGATAGGCCCGTCTCCGATTGTCTGCCAATAGCGAAGGCCCGGCCGAGCGATAAAAGCCAGGGTGCTATCGTTGAGCACCGGGTTAGGTTCCGCATACCGATTGCGGAGCAAAACGTCAGCCTCGCGCGCTACCGCGCGCCGCCAATCCGCCGAGGCGAGAGGAATACTAACCATAAGGAAATCCCGGAAGCCCGAGGTTGAAGGCGTTGTTCGAGCCGTCGAATTGCCCCGTTGCCCAAGCGTCATTGCTTTGGAGCGACATGCGGGAAAGCGACTGGTCGAGCTGCAACGGGAGCGACTGCACATAGCGCGCGTCGAACTGCTGGCGGAAATCCTTGAGGAATTGCGCCTGCACGGAAGAAATATTCCTGCCGTAAGCGGGGTTGAGACGCATCGCCATCAAGATGATGAACATTTGATCGTATTCGCCCGGGAATGGCATATCGTCGGCCGCAAGCAGCGGGGTAACCCGGGACCAGTTGGACAGGTCGTCGCGGAACAACCAAAGCGTGTTGGCGCTATTGGTGCTGAGAACCAGTGAGGCGGCACCCTCGATCGTGTAGCCATTGCCGGCCAGGGTCACCGGATAGGTTGCTAGCCGGGCATGGGGATCCGAAATGCTGATCAACGAGCCCGGGGAGGGGTTGCCCGGCAGATTGAGCGTCAACGCGGCTTCATTGACCGCGATCAGCCGCACGTTTGGCGGGGGATATTGGAGAATGTTCGACGGCAGCGCTCTTTGCATTTGCGTTGCTCGGCCAAAATTCCCGAGAAGCCACGGCCGGAGCTGTTCGCCAACGCTGGTCCCGTAGAGAAACAGAACGACGCCTGCGAGCGTGTCAACCGCGTTCGCCATCTGAGTGGGAGTTGCATGTTGCAGCTCCGTAGTCAGGCCAGCTTCGAAGAAAGCCTTTTCGACAATTTCCGCAACTTGGGTCATGGTCTAGCCGCCTTCTGGTGTACGCGCCGGATTGCTCGCGGCCGGGGAAGGCACAGAGCGCAACCGGGATTGCGTATATCGGTTGACGAACTGGAGCGCCTGCTGATCGAGCCGGCCTTTGCTCTGCGCGTCAAGCGTCTTTCCATAGCGGGGATTAATCCGCATCGCCAAGAGGATCTTGAAGTAGTCGTCGAAATCTTTCGGGAATGGCATTTCGCTCGCGTCAGTCAGGGTATCGAGAAGAACCCAATCGCCGGTATCGGAGCGGTAAATCCATTGCTTCGCGGTGTCGTTCGCGGACAGGACTTCGTTTGCGGTCGTTCCCTCGATCTTGTGCCCGTTGGGGTTGATCGTGAGGTTATAAGTCGCGAAATTCGAGCCGGCATCCACGACGGAAACCCTCTGCCCATCTTGAGGCATGGGATCGAGAAGGAGGGTAAGCGGGGCAGTCAACTTGCAAATCAAGCGGGAATTCGGTTTCACCGTGAAAGAGGCGACTTGGCTCGCGGGGATCGCGATGCCATTCGGGCGAACATAGGCGGCGCTGGAAATATTCCAGTCCTCCATGATATACCCGAGTTCCCCTCCGACGGCGGAGAGGACCAGCGTTTGCAGCAAAGCGAGGGCTTCAACCGTCTGTTCCGGCTCGATCGTCTGGTTAATCGCAAGCGTGTTGCTTTCGCGGTAACCTCCACTGATAATTTCCGAAACAAGCGTCATGGCGTCCCTCTAAGCAGTCCTCGAACTTTGGCCGGGGATTTCTCCCCGGCCAAACATTCTTGTGGCGGTCAAGCGGGCGGGGGCGGCGGGGCCGGAGGAGCCGGCGGGGCCGGGGGAGCCTTGCCCGGGCGGGAAACTCCGACCTTCATGCGCCACAAGCCCGCGCTCGTTTTCGTCCGGGTCGCAGCGTGAAGCGCGGGGTCGAAGGGAGTTCCGCTCGAATCGACGTCGTCACCCGATCCCGTGTCCGCAGAAGCGGCCGGAGGAGCCGGGGGAGCCTTGCCTTTCTTGGTTTCGCCGTGGTGCTTCCAGCCGGCCGGGACTTCGGCTTCACTGCCAAAAACCTTGCGTTCGCCGTTCGGGCCTGTGGCCCACGAGGGCCAAGGCTGATAAGCGTAGGCTTCGCCTTCCTTTTTGGGTTGCTGAGTTTCCACTTTCCGTTCTCCTTGGTTGAAAATTTTACGGCTGCGTGACCACCAGGGTAGGATCGATGCCAGAGAAAGTGGCAACGATGGTCTGCTTGCCTTCTCCGTCAAGGTCGTTGAACAGCCGGATATCCCCGAGCTGGACGAACCCGGATCCGCCGTTCTGCCCGATGGCGGCGAGAACTGCCCCTTCGTCGTCGGTGACTTCGATCTTCCCATCCGTGTCGAAGATCAGATTTCCGATTGAAAATTTCATGTCCGTTCCCTTTCGTCGTATAGCTATTTCAAGAATCCCACCAAGAAAATCCCGATGGAGGGGGGTAAGTGGAGGTCGTTCCGTTAAAGTCCCCGGAGCAAACTCCCTCTTGGTATGTCCCCGCCAAGGCGAAAACTTCCCCCGAGCATAAAGCTGAGACGTCCAAGCCGTCGGTCCCCGCTGCGGGGTCCCCTACGAAAGCCCCGTTAACACAGGACCACATTAACCCGTTATCTATATCAATCGCAACGCCGCATTCATCCCCAGCAACCCACGAAGCCCCCGGGTTGTCCAACCCGTTAAAAAATAGGGACCCATAGGGATAAGCCAGACAGCAGTTGTCGTCTAGGCCAGGTTGGGTTTCCACGTCGTAGAGCGAATTCGAAAAGCCCACCCCGGGGGTTTCCCCAAAAACAAGCGTGTCCGCGATAGACGAGAAATACCTCTTCCCTGCGTTCCGTGAAGTAGTGCTGCGCACCCCTCCTGTGGCGGGCGAAAAGATCACGAAAAGATCGCCCTCCGCCAAAACAATTCCCGTCCCCTTGTCCGCCGGGTTCCATGTTGTCCCCGAAACGGGCGGGCCCTCCCGGTATTGCTGTTGGGCGTAGATCGAGGCGACCATGTTAGTAAATGCCGAGCGTCCCGCTGGCGCCCCCACTCAGCACGACGGAGGGGACGCCCCCACCGCCGGAAAGCATGAAAGGCATGGGAGTATAAATGCCTGCGGTCACTGCTACCGCGTTGACCACGGTCACCCCGAGGCTGTCAATAACGGTAATCGCCCCGCTCGTCTTGGCGAGAAACCCACCGAGATTGGCGTTCGAGGCAAGCTGGGCAGTCGAATCGACCCCCAAAGAAATCGGGCGATAGCGTTCCTGAAATTGGGACATAGGGCCCTCCGGTTAGGTGATCGACGTTTTGAGCACGGCGAAATTGATAACCGGCTGTTCGGTCGTGGTGCCGCTCTTGGTGTTGAACGTGACCTGGAAAGAGCCGTCTGCGACTGCCGAAACGCTCAAGTCCAGCTTGTCGGTTCCGGACTTCTGCGACAAAACGACGTTGTCCGTCGCCTTCACCTGATCATTGGTGACGGTGAAGCTCGCTGGGGTCGTGGATCCGGCCGCAGAAACGAGCGTGATCGCGCCACCAAGTTTGTTCAACGTGACGCCCGTTGTCCGGCTGGTGATTTGGGTGACCGCGCCCCCGAGGCCGGAGCCGCCGTTGTCGCCGCCAAAAAATCCACCCGTCGAAGCCATGAGGGCTTGGAGCTGGCGACGGAACCACTGATTGACTACCATGTTCGTTTTCCCTTGCTACCGAACTGCGGAATTGCAGTCCCCGCTGAGAGCCGAGGATTGCTCCCCGGCTCTCCTGAGAATGGCGCTTATCAGGCGCCGTTGAACTTCGCCATGCGGCGACGTTCACGGATATTGCAATTCAGCGCGACGTCGAACCGGACGTTGTGCGCGCCGGTATTGAAGTCGCTGTGCTGCCACATGCGAACCGTGATGGGAATGCGCGAGAGTTTCTTGCGCATCGCAATCCCCGTGGCCGGCATCACCAGAGGGATAGTATCCACCGAAATGGCTTCCTTCTGGATCAGGAGGCGCGGGCCGTAGGCAGTCGAAGCCGCACCGAGAAAGGTAAGGTCCGCGTTGTCGGCCGCTGCCGCAACCACCGTCGCATGGGCGGTGTTGATGTTGATGTTATCGCCCGAGCCGGAGCCAGGGACAATCATCGCCGGGAAAATGCGGAGAGCGGTAATGGCCCCGGCGATAGCCGTAGCGTCGTCAACAACGGTGAACTGCTGGAGGCGAGCCGGGCTCACCGCAGCCTGCTTGCGATTGTCGTAGGCGTAAACGCCTTCAATCGTGAACACTTCGCCGGCCTTGATCGTCTGGGTGCCGAGCGAACCGCCGTCAATCGAAATGGTCTGCGTGAGGAAGCGGCCGTTCGCGGTCGAAATTGCAACGTCGGCGTAGTTCACGTTCTGCGCAGCGCCTACCATTTCGATCGAGTTGGCCGCAGTGTTGGTGCGGGAACCCGTGGTGAGGATGGGCAAATTGTTGGTGAACAGTGTCGGCATACCGCCGACTTCGCCCCGGAAGCCCTTGCGATAGATCCCGTCGCCGGTCGAGTTCGGGAGGTTGACAACCTGGTCCCCGAGAAGCTGCCGGTCCATATGGGTCATGATCAGGCGAAGGTCATTGTCGCCCACACCCTCTTCCTTGAGCCGGGTATAGGGCGAAATCGCGTCGATATAGTCCGAGACATTGTTGCCAATGGTACCCGTCCAGTTGTTCGGCGCGAGCGCGGCGATGCCAAGGATATAGGCGTCGATCTTTTCGGCCATCGAAGTCGCGGCACCGAGCAAAGCCTTGCTCTCGCGAGCGCTGCCGATATCGCGCACCTTGACGAAATCGCCCCAGCCCATGTTCGCGTTGAAGGTGCCGTCGATCGTGAACTGTTCGGCGCCGAAAACGGTGCCGTCGGTTCCCGACGAAAGATCCTTCACGCCGCCGGAAGTGTGAGTGACGTTGTAGCGGGGGGCAATCTGCTCAACGACGGTGAGACGATTCAGGTCGTCCAGCTCGCCGCCGTGTTCGTTCCACGAAACAGCCTCGCCGGTGACGAGATTGTCTTCGAAGATGGTGCAGAAAACATTCATGACCAACTTGGCTTGATCAACGGTGACAGTACCCATGGGGAAACCTCATAATTGGGAGTGGGAAGGATCCCGGCGAGGTTTCCCCCTCCGGCGAACTAATTCGGCTGATACCAAACCTTGCGGAAGTCGTTGAGGTTGTCCGTGTCCCCCCGAATTGGCGAAGAGGGATTGCGCCCCCTTGGTGCATCGGATGGCGGCGGGTCTGCTCTTGGCGTCCGGCGCGGTTTTGCGGTCGAGGAAATTTCGGCATCCTTTTCGATAACGTAACGGACTTGCTGGACCATAGAGAGGCCGGAAACCCTGGCGGCTTCCTTTTTGTCCGTCGCGAGACGATAGAGGATTTCGGCGCCGTTATCTGCTTCGGCCGCAGCGGTGAAAGTGGTTTCGGTGAGCGGAAATTTCCCGGCAAGCCCTGCTTCCAAAACGACTTCCATATAGTCGTCGTGAAGCTCAGAGCCGGCTTCCGCCAGCGTGTCCACCTTCTCACGAAGCGTCCCCATGTGGGCGTCTGCCCGGGCTTGCTCCGCTTGCGCCTTTTCGGTTTGGCGCTCCTGATCGAGTGTTTCGGCAACGATATTTTTCGCCGTCCACTTGATCTTGTCTTCGATATACCCGTCGTCAAGGACGCCAAGAGGATATTTTGCCGCGTCGGTTGCGTCCGGTGCGGGATCCTTTGTGACCGCAGGCGTATCACCGTTGCCCGGAGGTGTCAAACCCCGACTTTCGATTGCTGCCAGCCGGCTTTCGAACGTGGAATTTTGGGCGCGAGTTTCTGCCAATTCCCGGCGCAATTCCCGGCGCTCTTTCTTCAAATCCCGGATAAATTCCGACGTGTTGCGTTTTTTGCCCTTGTCGTCTTCGCCGTCTTCCCCTTCGCCGCCCTGATCGTCGCCGGCATCGTCCCCATCGTCCTCGCCGCCCTGATCGTCCCCGGCATCGTCGGGAATATCCTGGGTTGCTTCAACCTTCGGGGGAGTGTTTGCGTTTTCCCCGTTCGGGCCGCGCGTGTCGTCGCCGGAAACAGCGGCCACCGCCGCAGCAAAGCCGGGTCCGACTTCGATTTCGTGCCCTGCATCGTCTTTCGGCAAGCCGCCGTGAAGCCCGCGCCGGGCGGTTGTCAGAAGGAAAAGCGCCTTCCTGTTATTCCGTGTCATTTTGTTCTCCGTTCTCTTCCGGCTCGCTGCCGGCTTGCTCCTGTTGGAACCTCTGTGCTTCGTCCTCCCGGCGCTGCCGCTGTTCGGCAAGGGTCGCCACGAATTGACGGTCGCCTTCCAGCATATCGTTGTGCTGGTCATGCGCGGCGAGGACCTGACTTGCATCCCGGTCCTCGTTTTTGCTGTCCACGTCGAGACGACGGGAAACCGCATCCATTTGGGCCTTATAGGCATTCGCCAGAGCCAAGTTTGCCCGCGCCTCACGTTCAGATGCCTGCGCGTTTTTGTCCGCAAGGGTCGCATGAGCCATGGCTTCCTCAAGCTGCTGCGCTTGCTGCTGCGCAGCCTGGTTCTGCTCCATCTGCGCTTTTTCTTCGTCCGACATTTCATCCATCGGGATCGCGCCCGGCGGGAGCATCATACGGAAGCGGCGGGCGAATTCGTCTGCCTTCGGCCAATCCTGCGCGTCGGCAATCAGGTCCATGACCTTTTCAGCGCTGCCGGGAACCGCGTTCACAAACGCCATCATTTGTTCGGTTGCGAGCTGGCGCTTCGTCACAGTTGCCGGGCCGACGGTGACCGTGACCCCGTACTTGCCCAAGGTGACGTCCGTATTCGGGTCCATGGGGTCGTTGAGCTTCTGCATGACGGGCTTGTTGTCGCGGCCCGTGATAACAATGGTCCGCTCCGTGTCGTAAATGTAGGGGATCAGCTCATTGATATTCCGCGCGCAGCGTTCGTCCGCAAGGCGCAAGCGATCGTGATAAATGAAGCTGCCGACGTCGGAAATCTGCTGGCGCTGCTGGAGCGCCTTGCCGGAAACTTCGTTCGACTGCATCCCGAGATTGGCTTCGTGGATATTCGAGATTTCCCGCAAATCCTGCACCAACCGTTGCCGTTCGGTGATAAGGGCTGCATCGAGCGGCGGCGGGGGAACCGAAATCGGGGCTTGCTCGCCATCATTGAAAAACAAGAAAGGGTCGTCCGAAGTAGGCGAACGACGCCACCGGGCTTCGTGGCCCTTGATCGCTTCCGGGGTCGTGAGCCACTTGTTCCGGGGCGCCGAAACAAATTGCTCCGCCATCATGGAGGCCCAATAGTTATCGAGCCGCTGCGGATCTTTCAGGAACCGGATAAGGCCCCAACGGCTGATGGTCTTGCCGTCGTTGATTTCCCAACCCGGGACCCGATAAACCGGGATGCTCGAAACCGGATAGTCGAACGGACCTTCCAGAATTTGTTGCCCGCTGCAAATATACATGCGCGCGAAGCGATTGGGGACGTCCCGAAGGTAGGGCTCCCCGTCCTCCCGCAATGCAACAAACTGGAGATATTCGTATTCTTCCTTGCCGGTGACGTCATGGGTTGTGCCGTCGTCGAAAAGCGCGAGGGTCCTGTACCCCTCCGTCACCATTCGCCAATAGCTGACAACCCGGACAGTTTCGTCTCCAAGCCAATAGCCGTTCGGGTTCCCGCGATTGTTGTCTGCGAACGACGTTTCTGCCGCCCACGGCCAGCGTTTCTTGAAATCGCCCCGGGCCATGTCGTCTTCGACCCAAGCATATTCCGCGTCCCCGCCGCTAGGTTCGGTCGAGAGGGGATCCCACGTCGCCGCGTAAGGGTTGGCAACGTGCTTGATCTTGATTTCTTGTTCGAAAACGTCGTCGCGGCAATAGTCGATCGAGAGGCAGAACGCGCCTTGACCCCCGACCACCTGATATTTCAGCGCTTCGTCTCGGGCGAAGTCTGCCCCGGAATTCTTGTAGATAGAGCGGATAATCGCTTCGCGGATTTCAGCGATTTCCTTCGTGCCGGCCTTGTCCGGCCAAACCCGAATTTCCGTCTCGTTCATGAGGCGGTTGCCGACGATTTGGGCCATGAAGGCGACGAGTCGGTTGAAAGTCAGGACGGGCTTGCGGAGCGCCTTTCTGCGCTGCTCCACTACCGGGTCCCATTGGTTGCCCGCCGTGAATGAGGCGTCTTCCTCGCCCGCATCCTGGTTGAACTGGTTGAAGGACTTCGCCCCGTCGTAACGCTGGCGCATTTCCTCAAGAAACGCCGGTTGGCTGTCATAGCCTTTCGGGGTTTTTATGCGCGATACCCGGGCATCTTCTGCGAGCCCTTGGTAAGTCAAGCCGGCCATATCTTATCCCATCCAGGAGTGTGCGGAACCCGCCAAATCGTCGTATTCGTCAAACTCGGGGCCCCCATTGTGCCCGAGCATGGGCGACTTTGGAATACCCGCTTCGAAGCCCCTAGCCGGCTTTGGAGTGTTCCAGTTATCAAAGAATTCCCGAAATGCAAAGGTGAGAACCAAAGCGTCGGCCAAATCGGGGCTTCGCTGCCCCCGTTTCTTCATATCGGTTTTGCTCTCAAGCAGCCAATCGTTGTTCGGCCGAAAGAGCTGCTTCGGGGCGGAAAGATCGGAAGCCAAGTCGTCTTCGTCGGGGATGCACCCCCCGGACTTGAGCCATTCGTTACAATCCCCGTACATTTCCGCGCGCCGGTTTACCGGTCCCGAGCGCTTGGGATGGGCCAGCTTGGAACGGGAGGTCCCTCCAAAGTCAACCCCGCGAACAATATCCGCATATTCCTTCTTCATCGCGCGCAGCGACGAAATGATATTTGCCCCGAAGGTGCCCCGGTCAATATTCATCCGGTTCGGCTTGTATTCGTCAATGATCGCGGCGAGCCATGCCACCGCTTCGTCATGCTCCAGCCGCATGCGGAACTTGATTTGGAAACAAACATCCCCCCGGCGAAAGGCCACTGCGAACCTGTCCCCGCCGGCGCCGGCCGGATCGACCCCGATAACCAACGGGGCGTCGGGCATGTCGGTCCATCCGCGCTTGCGGGCCCGCAGGACCACCGCAGCTTTGATGAAAACCCCGTCCAAGTCTTCGGCGGAGAATGCCTCGATAACGTCAATCGGGTATTCCTGCCGGAATTTCCCGAGACTGCCCAACTCCTGAATTTTCTCCCGGCGCCAAAGCATTTGCGCGTCGGAAAGCTGGTGCATTATCTGATATTCGTATTCGGAAAGTTCGCCTTCCTCGTCGGCTTCCATGCGGGGGGCCCAATCGCCGGCCGCGCGGTATTCGCTTTGAACCGTCCAGGGCACGAAGACCGCACGATATCGGCCGTCCCCCTTCATGGCTTCCATATATTTTTGGTAAAATGTCCCGTTCGGGCCGGCCGACGTACTTTCCAGCCAGATTTCCGACGGCGGTTTTACCCATCCATAAATGACGTCGGGCATTTTCTGTTCGAAGGGCAGCGGGTTCGCGGGTTTCCGCCAAAGGATCCCTTTGACGCCACGGACTTCATCGACCGACTGCACCGACGATGAGAAGTGATCTTCCGCGTTTGTCCACCATGCCGCTTCCGAGCCATGGAAGAACGAAACCGCGCCACCGCGCCCGCCCGCTTTCTGGCCGGCCGTTGCCACCGAATAGCTGGAGCCGCGCTTGACGAATTCCAGTTCTTTCGCGTTGTCCGTGCCGACGGCTGGCGGGAAAGGGTGTTTTTCCTGCATGAGCGCGACCATGTCAAACAGTCCATTCGAGGACGTCATTTCATGGGACAGGATATAAATCTTTTGACGGTCCCATAGGGTCGCCCGCCAATAGCCGCGCGCTGCAACGTAAGTCGAAAATCCCTGCCGCCGGCCCTTCATGCCGATAAGCCGAATCCAGCCTTCCGCGTCGAGCATGTCTTCTGCGGACTGGTGCAAGATAAGCTGCGCTTCGTTGAGGATCAGCGGGCAAAGATCGCCCGCCTTGGTCCGGATCCGAAGAGCATCGCGGCAATAGAGCTGGAACCCGGTTTTTTCTTCCTTCCAGCGCGCAACGCGAAGCGCCAGATACCGGGAACGAACTTCGTCCGTCGATATGCCATAGTCCGCAGCTATTTTTGCAAGATCCACGAACTACACCAATTTTGCTACAGTGAATTTTTCGTTCACGGCCGCGCGGCTCCGCCGGCTACGCGCAGCGCCCAAATGACCAGCTCGAAATGCGTGTTCATCGACATGGCGAGTTGGGTCGCGGCTTCAATGCGCGTATCGTGTTCTGCCCCGGTGTCACAGGCGGTGAAGTGGAGCGCCTGCATTGTCGCTTGCAGCCGGAGCGCCTGCATTTTGCGCGCGGTTTCCGTGCGCTTGTTGCCCGTATCACCAAGCAGCTTGCGCACCTTGGGTTCCTGTGCCTGCGGGATAACCCCCGAGGTTCCAGACAGAAGGGAAGCGGGGATTTTTGGCAATTCGCTCATAGGTCAAATCCTGGAGCTGGAGGGGGAACGGGTTTTGCCGGCGAAAGCAAGTCCACGACGGTATGCCCGTCAACCAGTCCTTCCGCAAGCACTTGGGCGATATCTTCATCAAGCGCGGCGCGCTGCTTGTGCAGAAGCGCGAGCTGCCCTTGGTACAGCGAGAGGGGCTTCAAAGGTCATACTCCGGAGCGGGGGGAGGGGGCTTCGGCGGGACGAACTGATCAGGATAGAGCGCGTCGGTATCGGCGCCGTGCAGCTTCGCAGCGCACTTGAGGTCGTCAATCAATCCGGTGCCAACCCAAGGATAGGTCCTGTCCCGCGAAAGCTGGTTGGCCCAATAAGCCAAGCGCGGACCGATGCCGTCCGGGACCCCAAAATTGCGTTCGGTCATTCACCAAGTTCCTTGCGCTTCGCTGGCTCGGCCGTGGCCGGAACGGCTTTCGGGGGAACCTCCGTCATGGGGATATCCTGTGCCAGTTTTTCGGTAACCATTTCTTCAATGGCCCGGTCAACCATGGCCGCGAGGGCTTCCGGCGTGACTTTCGCAGGAGATTTCAAATATCCCATGGTTCACCCCTCCCCCGGCTCGGACTGCATTGCGGCGATGGCTGCATCCCACTCAGACGCTTTCAGGCAAATCCCGTGGTGCTGCTCCATGTGATCTTGCAGGCGCTGGACCGCTTCCCTCTGATCCAGCTTGGCTGCGGGCTGCGGAGTATCGAGGACCCGCACAAGGAGTTCGCCCGCTTGGAGCAAGAGAATTGCGACTTGTCGGAACAGCTCCCTTTGGCGGCTGGTCATGTTTTACTCCCGTTCTCAAAGGTCGTAGAATTCTGCGGGCTCCGGGTTGATTTCGGTATAATCCGCATAAATCGGGCTGCTTTCCAGCCGCGAAATTGCATCGTCAATTGTGACTGTCCCCGAGACGTCAACTTGCGCGGAACGCTGGATCAGCTTCGGGAAAAGTTTGGTGTAAAAATCCGTCGGGTTCTGGTCTGCCCAATGCGCCATGCGCGCGAGCCCGCCAAGCTGTTCGAAGCAAGCCATGACGATTGCGCCGGAGCAACGCCCGACGTGCTGGTATTGCTCGCCGGAAATCTGCGGCATTGCCGCGATCACATTGCCCGGCGTCTTGTCGGGGTACGGCAGGGGGGCGAGGGCGGTTTCCATGGCTTCGGGGTATCACAATCAAATTGGGGTTTCCAGAGGGGTTTTTGGTCCCGTTTCGGGTCAATGCTCCAGGAAGGCGACGTTCTTCGTTGTTGACCAGCAAAGGCCGCAATTGTCGCATTTGATTTCGACGCCCGCAGCGGTGAACCCGGGGGTCTGTTCGGGGCACTGGAAAGCGTCGGCGGGCTTGTCGCTCGCGCGCTCGATCGAGACGGTTGACATTACGGAGCGGCCCCCGTCGCTCCACCTGATCATCGCGCGCTCCCCGAAGGTGAACATAAGTTTGCGGAGCTGGGTCCCAATCGTGCTGTCCGGCTGGCGCGCGGTGTAGCCGTAGATGGCGAGTTTTGGGAAGAGGTTGAGCATGTGGGACCAGAAAAGGACGTATTCGGGGGAATAGAAATCCCCGAGCGCGTGGAGCCGGACAAGGACCCCTGCGGGGCGCAAACCATTCTTCGGCTGGAAGAGCCCGCGCAACTCGCTTTCGAGCCGAGGAAGGAAGTCGGGGGCGGTGTGGTCGATGCGCTTGGCGTAGGGCATGTTGTTGCCGTAGCAGTTTTCCCAATGAAGGCATGATCGCGGGCAAGTGGCGCGCTCTTCAAGGGAGAGGGTGAAAATCTTGTAGTCGTGGAATTTTTTCGCGAGGACCGTCTTACCAATTTTGACGTTGCTGTGTCCGGAGACGAGAAGGTTTTTCAGGTCGGAGGGCTTCTTGACCCCGCGCTTCGAAAAGTAGGATCGGCCATCGACGTAAGCGGAGTGGCGCATATCGCGGAAGGCGCCTTGCTTGGGATTGTCGTGGGGAAGGACCTTGCCGCCTTCGGGCGGGATCTTGCCGCCTTCGGGCGGGATCTTGACGTAGCGGGTCCGGCCGGGATCCCCTGCGACGGCGAGGCGGATTTGCTTGCGACCTTCCCCGTTCTGGCGACGGGCGAAGAAGTCGGGTTTTTCCTCGTTGGTCATGGCTTTTCGCCTTTCGGAACGTAGCTGTCTGGATTATCGCAGTGCCGATGCTCGAACCACGAAGCCCCGCCATCGGTGACGCACTTCCACTTGTGATGCGTCCTGATAGGTTCGTGGCAGTTCCGGCAAATGCGGCTGAATGCCCGAACAGCTTTCGGTTTCGGCATTCGCTGCTGGCAGTGGGGGCACCGCTCGGGCGTCGTCATTGGCCGGCATCCGGATTGGCTGGCCTGCCGCGCAAGCTGTTAAGTCCTGACACTACGTCCGCCAGCTTAGCATCCGGCCGGACCACCATAGAAATGCGGTTCCCCGGCCTCTCAAGGCTATCAGTCCGCACGATGTAGTAATCTACTCGGGCATCTACGTCTATAATCACAACATATCTCCCTTTATCCTCGCGGAAGCGTTCTCGGTGGCTGCGAAGGCGTCGATGGCGGCGAGGACCGCACATGCGGCTTCTTTGTCGCCTTGGTGCAGTCTGCGCGACCTAGTCTTCCCCGGCCCGTCGTAAATCTGGCGGGTAATGTGGTGCAGGCGGATAATCCTCGCCAGTTCGTCCACCATTTCCGCCGTCACCGCCTGATCCGGCTTGGCTGCAGCCTTTGTGAGTTGTTCATCCAAGGGCATTTTGCGCCTCCAGTCGGGAAATCTCGTCCTGGAGTTCCTTGACGTTGCGGGTATAGCCGGCGCGGGGCTTGCCATCGGGTCCAGTCCGGGACTTGAGTTTTGCTTGCAGAGCAAGCAACCTTGCAGATGTTTGGTGACTGGATTCCGTTGATGCCATGAGTGGTTCCTTTCCGGTTTTTGATACCGGTTCCGGCCTGCGGTGGAAAGTGAATTTGTGGTCCTGTTTCGGGACAGGGAATTGTGTTGGGGCGGTGTTGAGTGCGGCCTTATCTGCCGCCACCGCTTCGGCGCCCTACCGCCGTCGGATCGTATGAGAGGAATTCATTTTTCGGTAGTGCCCGCACACCTGTTTTTAATGCCGGGTTGCCTTCCTCTCGGGGACCCAATCCGCAAGGTCCCTTCCAATCCTTTGCATGTCGTTTTCCGTATGCCCGTCGGCCTTACGCGGCTGATCCAAAGAATTGCCGGACAGGTAGCACAAAAAAGACCCCGCCGGAAGTGCAAGTTCCAGCGGGGGTTCTCAGTTTGGGAGAGGACCGGGGCAACCACCACCCCGGGCAAGATCAGTTTAGGGAATTGTCAGCGGGCCGTCAACTGTCAATGCGGCGGGCGAGGAATGCGGTGAAGGCGGAGGAGGAAACGATTTTGGTTTTACCGTCGGGGGCGGTGACGAGGATTTCGCCCACGGTGTCGGTGCCGTTCAGGGTGTAGCCGTCGATGTAGAAGGAGAAGTTGCTCTCGATCGACTGGCTCCAGTGGTCGCGCAGGGAAAGGGCGCCGCTGTAGGCATGCAACACCGCGTTGAGGAAGCCGGCAAGGATGAAGTCAGGAGTATTGCCGGCCCCACGTTCCATGGAATGACGATTGACCAGCCGTGCCAGCTCGCTTTCGAAGGACGTCGCGTCAAGTTCCATTTCCGGGGTTAATTCGTAGATTTCCGGAACGGGGTCCCCGTTGATTTGAGCGACGATCACGCAATCCGGCTTGTGTTCAACAATCCGCGTCTGGAGGTTGAGGGAGGCTCCGCAGTAGGAGCAGTTTGGTATGACGGAGAAATCACCAACCACGGGAAATTCCTTCCTTGTTCTGGAAGCTCGGCGGGGTCAAATTGATGATGGCGAAAAGCTGATCGCGGGCCATGTGGTAGGCTGCACGGAAATAGTCCCGCTCGTGCCGCAGAGTTTTCATTTCCTCTTCGCGGAAACGCCCCATGACGTCGTCAAAGAAATCCCGCGATTTTTCGTCAAAGCCCGCGATTTTCTCGCCGGGGTCGTATTGGGCGGAAACCTTTTCGGCATATTCCGCGTCCTCGTCGGCGCGTTCATAGGTGGCTTCGAAGATACCCGGCTTGCAGGGATAGAGTTCGCCATTGACGCCACGGATAAGCCAATCGCCTACGTCGCAGCGCATGGTGCCTTCCAGCGTGTGAACGGTAACGGCGCCGTCGGTGTGGGCCAAAACTGTGGCCAGGACGCTGGAGAGTTTTCCCGTGGTGTGTTTGGTCTGGTCGATCCAGTCCCGGATTTCACTTGCGCAGCCGATGTTAAGGATTGCATCGATAACTACGGGCTTTTTGCGAAACTTGGTCATTGTGGTTTGCTCCCATGGATTTTCCCCTCGGGGATAATTGGGTTGGTTGTAATGTGGGGCGGCGGGGCGGTCAACGGAGAATAATTCCCATATTGAGACAGGTCGGGGTTACGTTAGGGAACATAGGACGGGAAAAATGTGTGTATCGGGCATGTTGAACCGGCCCGGCTCATCACAATCTAAATTCGAAGCACCCCCTCCCCCTTAAATTTTTTGCCGGCGGGTCCCCTTTCCAGATTTTTTCCCTGCATGGGCGAGGGACCAGGGTTTTGTTAACCGATTGTTGCTTGGCCATGTGCCGTTAGGTAACGCATAGGCTATGCAATGTCAATCAGCGGCGCAAAAGAATTTCAGGGAAAATCCGGATAGCGAATAGCCGCTCCCATTTTTCCAGCCTTGCCAGCCTTTCGCTTTCCAGCTCTTTCGTTTTCCAAAATTCTTTGCGGTGCTCATTCATTATCTGCACTCCTGAAATGTAACAGCCGGGAAAATTACTGTCTGCGACAGCTCCCGCTCAAGTTTCCTATGAGAGCGGTTGATCCCTAGTTGCAACGGAGAATTTCCCCGGCTGTTGAATTCCTCTTTTAACGCCCAAAAATTAAAAAACAATTAAAATAATTTGCGCGTTTCATCAATTCACGCTCGAAAATGCGATTGGCTTTGCCGTAGTTTGTCCCGCCGTCATAGCCATAATGCGTTAGCTCGGGCATTGTGACGCAAGCGCGCTTGAACCATGAAT